CCCTCCTGCCACCACCAAAACCTATCACTATAAGGTTCAAAAGGATTGCTAATAGCATTTCTTAAATAGGCTTCTCGTCCCATTTCTTCAGTTTTCTTCCTAATTTCTTGTATTACACTTGTCATTAGTTATCTACAATATCTACCACTTCACAAGCATCTGATGTACAAGCGAACTCTTGGCTAGCTATAGTTCTATCTTCAGTTTCAAATTCAGATAATTTATTCCAATCTATTTTTTCAGGCATTTTACTAGAAGCAATATCATATTCATCTTTGGTTATGTCTTGATAAGGTGCTTGTCTGTATACATGATCTGTAAAAGGCAAGAAACTTACACCGCACATTTCATCAAAGTTATTCCATACATAAGAACCTACCTGCATCCATTCATTTTCTTTAACTGAAATAGTTATAGAAGGTTTATGTTCACACCAATTGTTTTGGTACACCCTCCATAGATCTAAATGCTGTATAGCAGTTAAATCATTTCTAGTCATAGCACCTTCTGGAGATTTAATAGGAAATGAAAACACAACTATATTTTCAGGTTGCATAACACAATCTTCATAAGGAACTTTCTGTTCTGTAAGAAACTGTGTCAGGGGGTCTTTTTTGTCTGCTCTGACCGTTCTAACGTAATACGGTGAATGCCTAGTATGTATGCCACTCGCACTATCAACCAGCTGACTAACAGTACCAGAAGGCTTAACACAAGTGATAGCAGTAGAAGGATTGATATTAAGCTTATTTGCCCATACTTTATTGGTCTGTACAGCACATATTCTAAGATCATTAAGTAAACTCTCTAGTTTTTCCATAGAACGTAAACCACAGGTTAGTTCATTATCCATTATACCTGTTAAACTAACTCCAAGCAACCGTTCTTCTTCTGTGTTGGTAATCCAAGCTTTACTTATATTTTTAATATTTAAAAATGTACTTTGAATAGTACCCAAAATAGTAGCTATTTTAATCTTTTCTATTAAGGATTGTTTATCATCATTCTTTCGTACTATTACCTCGGTTAAATTACAAAATTGTTTACTTCTAAGAATAATTTCAGAGCAAGGATTAGTACCAAAATCATAGTTAGAATCTCTCCTACCGTATTTATTAGCCTGTTTTTGTGCTGCTACACGATTAAAAATACCCCTTTCTCCTGACTTAGATTCGTACAGAGAAAGCCATTCTTTCATAAAAATGCCCATGTCTGGTGTTTCTGTGTAGCAAACAGAGTTGTTCGATAAAGCCCGCTGCGGTTCAAAATCATACCAGTTGCCCCCTTTCGCTGCTCTCATTCTAGCATCGGTTAGATTAGACAGTGATAAAAGAGCAGAACGCCTAACTCCACCTACTACTACAACTTCTGCTATCTTGCAGACTATATCGTGGCATTCTAAAGAATTAAGCTTTTTACCAGCAGAATTTTTAAACTTATTAACTGTAAAAGAAAAAAGATCTTCTAAAGGTTCTGGACCTGAAGCCCTTCCTCCAAAAGTTTTAAGCTTAGATCCTGCTGGCCTGACATTTTTCATGTTCCACTTTGGAATCTGTCCTGCGTATAAAAGATTAATCAACTCTTTATAAGCTGAATGCCATCCTTCTTTACTATCTCTAACAACAATCGTAGTTTCTGTATCTTGAAATTGTTCTGCTACTTTCGGTAATTGTTCTATAGACTGTCTCTCTACAGAGAACCCTACACCAGTGCCATGCATTAGGATATATAAGATGTCGTCAAAGGCCCTAGGGCTGTCTACAGCTACATAAGAGCAGTTATAGCCAGCTATGTTGTTTCTTTCTAAAGCTGGCCCAGCAGTCATCATAGCCCGCATAGAAGGCATTACAGACATCGAGCTAATAGCTTTGTACAGAATAGCTTTATCTTCTTCTTTTATATCGAAGCCGACATATACGCTTAAATGATATTGATAGTAGTCTATAAGACGACTAACAGTTTCTTCCCAGGTTTCCCTGCGCTGCAAGTCATCATTCCACCTAGCGTATCTAGATGTATGAATAAATCTTTGATAGTCAGAAATCATTTTTTAATCTTCTCATTAATATCTTTATATTCATTTTTAGATACATTATTAAGAATACCAATAACAGAAACTACCTCTTTAAAAGGTCTATTCTGTAAATATGCTAAAAGTGTATTAATCTCAGTTAGAGAAATTATAAAATTCTTTTCTGCCATTTTCTATCCTTTCATTTTCATAATATTATCAGGTTCAGGAGATTTATCATCAATTAATCTAGTCAAGTACCACCTTGCCTTTTTTAAATCGTTTAATTCTTCTCCTTTGTATTTATATCTACAAACATACTTCAAAACATTACCAATCAAGTACCCCTGATACATAGGTTCATCCATACTGTTTTTAATTATATCAATAGTTTCTATTGAACTATAATTATAATGCGGAGGATTATTAATTTTATCCATTAATTTAATTTATTTTTATTGAATAAAATAATATTATTTCCTTCTATACCATTGTGTCCTTGTTTAATTTCTTCTTTATTTTGCTCGTGCAATTCACCTAAAATAACAGAATGACCAGTATCTATAACATAATCCGTTTCTTCAAATAAAATATTCTGTAAACCAGCACACATCACATGGACGTAATCGGAATCTTCATTTTCAGTAGAATCAAAAACTCTAACATTTACGTTTTCATCATCGAGTTGATCAAAAATAAAATATATCCTTCCTGGCAGAGTAGAAGTAGCATCTTCTTCAATTCTTTTTTTTAATCTTTCTTCATCATAATCAGCCATTTATCCACTCCTTTGGTATAATTTTATCTGCATAAAGAAATGAGTGTCTATCGCACCACTTAGCATACGTCGTAGGACTACCTTTGTAAAGCTTTTTCTTCGAGTTTATAAAAATAAATCGTATATCTATTTCAGGATGCTGTTTCTTTATATATAAATGTTTTACCCTGTCTGATGTTATTAAATGACCCTTTGTTTCTATATAAAAGTCATAATCTTCTAAATAAAAATCAGGGCAATAAGTTTTAGGATCTACAATATATTCAATTTTATCTTTCTCATATAAAAATTTAATGTTATTATTATATAAATAAGCAGCAAATTCTAACTCAAAGTTGCTCCTAAAGCCATGTTTCTTTTTGGTCATTATAAAAACCTTTCGGTGAGTATTTTTGTTTTAGCCTCTGTAAAATTTCAAATATATAATCTACAGTTTTAGGAGCATACTTTTCCATAGCATTAATTTCATTAAAGATTTCCATTTCGTACAAAACAACCAAACCACTATTATTAAGATGCTCTTTTATAAATTCAATATCCTGATCTATTTTCTCGATATTTTCTTGATAAGTTTTATCAGTCCAATACGCATCTTCTTCTTCTGAAGGGGCGTGCTTAACTCTTAAACCTACAACATTATTTTGATTAAAAAAGAAAATACCCTTGTCTGTAGCAGGTACAACAAACATAGTTGTTAAATTTATTATAACATCTCTTTTAGAGAAATCTACTAAACTTATTATGGGCATCACTGTAATTCTCTGTTAACCAGCTTGGTGTACCACACAAATGGTTTTCTATAATTACTTCCTGCTACTTTCTTATGTAAAATAGCTTTAGGCCAGCAGTGTTTTTTATAACCACACATAGAACAAGTAGGGTGCATCAACCTATTGCCCGTTTCTATTTCATTTCCTTTTTCTTTGTGTAATTCAATTTTATCTGGAAATTTTCTAAACTTAGTATTTTCATCTTCTAGCATAGATATTTTCATATTAACAGAATCTATAACTTCTTTCTTATCCTCTTCTATATCATCTGGTACTGCACATACAGCCCATTCTCCAGTCGATTTATTGATAGCTATCCACCCGCCAAATTTATCCCCATCAGCATGCTCGTACATCAGCCCCTGCGCTATATAACCGAAAGGATCGTCTTGTTTTAAAGCAGAATATCCCCCGAATTCACCAAATTTTCTATCGAAAGAATAGGGACTTGCAGACTTTACATCCCATATGTTTTTAACACCTGTTAAATCTTTTATTTTTAAATCCATAGAACCAGAAATAGTTTTACCTGCAACTTCTGCTGATACTCTTTTTTGTTCATCAGAGACTTGTACACCAGCACCTTTTAAAATAGCAATAGCTACAGCCTCTATTAAATTACCAAATATAAATCTCATAATTGTAGAATAATCTAATTCTTCTTCTATTCCCTCCTTGCCAAGCTGCTGTTGACACAGGGGCTTGCCCACGCCTGACATGCGTAAACGCCATTCTTGCTTGGTAAATTGTTTTTCAAGGGAATCTCCACAAGACTTCTTAAACTCGCGAAGAATAGCCGGGGAGAGTTTGGCTTCTCCCCGACTTATCTTAGACAAATAATCCTTGACTAGATCAAGAGTTATGTCCATCAAGCAGATAAATCTAGTGTATCTAGAAGTTCAACACCTTCATCATCTGTCTTCTTAGCTTCGCGGTGCTTTTCCATAATATCAGAATTATGGCTCCTAATCTCTCCTATAAAGGATTCTAAAAGACCTCGATCCTTTTTAGAAAAATCTTTTGTTTCTATTGTAGTAGCCCTGGAAGTCCAGAACTGATTACCGCCTCTCTTCTGCTTGATAGTTTCTAGCTTACCAACAGTAGTTGCGTATAGCTTCTTTTCCTTGTCGATAGACTTGAACCAATCTGATATCGGAATGAAACTAGCCCCTTTTACATACCAAACAGTAGGAGTATTTTCCAGGGTATAATCTTCCTTAGTAGCGTTCTTGCCTTCGATAGTAGCCAAGCCATAGATAACTTGTACGCACTTGATATTTTTCTGTTGGATTAAAATGGCAGAATCATTTGGAAGTGCATTTTGCTCTTCCTTGCTCAATCGCCCGCACTTTTCACCACCACTCGTGTCATGGAAAGGATCTCCCATGCTCTTACGCTGAACAGTGCGACAACTAAATTGATTTTGTTCATTGTCCCATACGTTATACATATATGTACGAACAAACGGCCTGAATTTTACATCTTTAGCAAAGACAGTGTTTCTGCTTTCAGGATCGTACAGACGGTAGTGACCTCTTGGCAGAGTGTTTTCATCATTATCTTCAGTGGCGTAATTTACAGATAACCGTGCTAGCTTGGATTCTGATGTAAAATCATCCGAGCCTAAAAGTTTCTGTAGATCTTTTTCAGACCCCTTCTGAATGATATCAGATAAATCTTGGCTCTCGTTCAGAGCTATTAGTTGGTTCATACTTGTACT